GGTCTTGACATATACAATTTTCCTTGATATAGTTATTTATCTCAATAACTATGTAGTTTATTTGAAACTACCGCCATCCATGCTGATTTGGACAACTTGCTCGCCGCCGCTGTTTACAATTGCGCTGAGTTCTGTTACGTGTGCTAGCACAGCGAAAATGTCTGCGTGTAGGCTACGTGCGTCCTGTGCAGACAACGTAAGCTCGCGGCTGTGTGTTTGGTTCATTGCTTTAACTCGATCGTTAAAGTTTTTAATGTGAATACTAACGTCCATTTTTGTGTTCCTGTAATTCGGCTTCGGTTTTAAATGGCCCTGCAAACTCATAGCGATTTAGTGTAATGAGCTTGGGGCAAAACTCTTTGATCCAACTGTTGTTGAACTTGATTAAGTAGTGTCCTGCACAGAAATAACTGCGGCTTTTGAGACTCTTAGTATATATCGGCAAGCGGCGTGCTACATCATAAATCTCATTATAGCTACTGCCTTTGCAAGGAAAGCCATACACATCCGAGTTCTTGGGTGCTTTAGTCTTTTCAGCTTTTACAAATTCGATATTGTATTTCTTGCTGATCATTTTAATAGACGCAAACTTCTCGCGTGTATTATCATGCACAAAAGCAAATCCGCCTTCATCCACTGCTTGGATAGTAGCGACCTTGTTACCACCTTCTTCTACGATCCAGTATTTGTTCTTAACGACTGGTTTTGCTACGGCGTTCATTTGTTGTCCTTCTTTAAACAGCTCATGGTAATAATCTTACCAATTTCTGTGCCCAGGTCTTTGTCCTCTGTTACGATGTGTAACTCCGGGACAGTACCGGTATTGCGATGGCTAAGGCTAACAATGTAGCCGCCGTGTGCTGGTGTAATACGTAAATCCATACCTGCTTCAAATTCGTGTTGTACGCCAATTGAGTATGTGCCACCTAGTAAGGTGCCCGGCATAGCACCCGCCATGCCACCGGGAATAGGCCCAGTATATACTGCGTTTTGTGTCGCTATGCTCATAGCTTAATCAACTCCATTGCAACAATTTGTCCGATGCGATGTGCAATGTCCTGTTCGGAGTCTGGAATAACATACGTCTTGTGGTTGTTTTCGTCCTTGCGGCGATCGTATGTACGCATTTGTACAATTGTACCGCCCTCTGCTACCATAACAGTAAATCTCATACCGTCAATATCTGCTTCGTGGGTTTCGCGAACAGTAATACTATTTGATGCGACAGAATCCTGCGGGAAGATAAAGTTGTGCAATTTAGTTCGTAGCCAATTAATCATGTTTCTTTTCCTCTTCTAAACAAAGTGCTTTCATAATTTCAAGACGCTCGTAAGCTTCTTTTAACCCTGGGTGTTTTTCTAACATAGATTGTAGTACAACTTCCTCGTCGCGTTTTTGTCTAGCCCAATCAAGTAGTGTTTCTGCTTCGTGAGTAAGCCCAACAGAGCTATGGCTCATGTTAAGGGCAACCCAATTATTGCCGTCAAATACTTCCATGTTTTGACTGGAAGTGTTGTAGCGCATGTTACCTACACCTTGTGCCCCACCATATCCATTTACATAAGTGCTAGCATTACTCCCACTTACTTGCATATAACGACCACTGGCCATAATATTTTTAATCATGCAAATACCATCCAGATAATAAACAAGTAAGTTAGTTGATGTAACAGTTGATCGAAGCCCAGCCACATCCAAAACTCTGAGTCTTTGACTGTGTAGTTCTTGCGTTTGTTAATGTTAATTTTCGCCCAGTCAATGTGATAGTGTAAAACAAAGTCAATGAATGCTAGCACACCAGCAAACGCAATATAATCCATGCCAGTTACACACAAGACTGCAATCATTGTGCCAATTGCTTGCTTGGCGCTGTGATCAATGCCAGCAGAGTCTCCATAAATGCCCTTGCTTACAACTTCTTCCATTGACTGATTAACAAAGTCAACGTACCAGTGTTTGATTTGTAACAGGACTAGCAGGGTTAATACGGCTTCAATCATTGCTTAGTTTCTCCCACACAAGTTGGTTGTCTGGTACGTGTGCTACCAGTTTTAAGTAGCCCTTGGCTAGGGCAAAGTTAATTTGATCACGCACTTGCCAAGGGCATTGGGGCAGTATATGCACCATAGCTCGTGGATATACTGTTAACCCGTCTACTAACTTAAAGTCAGGATCATCTTGACGGATAGTACGTATATTTGATTCACGAGTTACAAACGTCATTTATCAATCCCAAAGTGATCTGTGATTGCTGTAGAATAACGCTTAGACCAAGTATTCAACGGTTCCTTACTATCAGCAACTTCGGCGCATTTTCTAACAATAGCTTCTCCGAACTTTTCTAATAGTTCACCGCCAACTTCTGGATAGTGACTGCCACCTACTTCTAATGCGATTTCAAAAAATTTAGGATTTTTAATTTTACTCATGTGTAATCTTTCTTTAATGCATCCATTGTGGCCTTGTGATGCTCTTGAATGTAAAAGCTAGCAACTCTTAACATAACTTCAGCATGTTCGTAGCTGACTGGTAGTACAACTTTCTCTCCGCGCTCAAGTTCTTCTAGTAGCATAAGGCGTTCATATGGTGTATGTGGAATCATTTTGTGTTCCTTAAGATGCTTGCTGTTTGTTCAACTTCGGGATATTCTGCGCTTAGAAATGCAACAAAGCCGCTAGCGTTTTCGCTGACACGCTTTAGATCAAACTTGCCACAAAGCTTTAAGAAGTGTGTGCCAATTTGCGGAACTTTCTTAACTACACTATTAGTGGCAATAGTTTCTGCAATCTGCACCTTAACCGCATCGGGTTGTGCAGTTAGGTCAACTAGTACAACATTGCGTAGGTAGTCATCTAGCACACGATGTTCTTCGCCATTATGGTCGGTCCAAGACTGCAACATTAGATTGTTCCACGCGAAGCCTTTTTTGTCTTTGTCTTCAAACGCTTCAATAAGCCCGATTCTGTTCTTAGTCCCCTTAGTGCGGACGCCAGGATATGCAGAGAAGATGTTATCCGACGGGTCTCCTCGCATACATTTTTCGAAGAGTATCCATTTAGGGTCTGGAATAGTTTTTGGCGTTTTAGTCTTTTTATCTTGGACTGGCTTACCGGCTTTGTCAAAGATGCCTTGGAGGGTATGGAGCTCATCTGCAATCCCGTTATATTGAGTTACGTTTTCTGCCAGCAATTGGTGGAAGTCGCTGTCGCTTGATACGATCACGTGTTCATCGTGAGGGTGTGCTTGAATCCATCCTGCCACCAGGTCATCCGCTTCCAAGTTGCTGTGCTGGAGAACAGTACAATTGGACTTTTCTGTGATGAACGCTTTGAGTTCGTCAAAAGTTTCCCAAAAGAGTTTATCTTCTTCTGCTTCAGTTTCGGTGAGTGCTGCTCTCGCAACTGCACGGTTTTTCTTGTACGGCTCATAGTAGTCCTTACGCCACGAACGACCTTCTAAACAGAAAACAACGTGGTTTGCTTTCTGTTCTCTGAATGCTTTTGCAACAGAACTTAGTGTAACGTGTAGAGCAAAGCCAAGTTTGTCCCAAGTGTCACTTTGACGATGTGCCGCATGACGGGCACGGAAGAATGTGTTAGCTGTGTCTACGATTAGATATTTCATGTAGTAATAATAGCATATTATGCTAAAGCAGTCAATTGAGTTACAAGGTGCTCTGCCCATTTTGCATGAGCATCTCTACCATAATGGTAGTTGCCTTCTGCAACCGTTTTGAATCCTAAATTTTGGAGCCAGTAGTAATAGGTTAGGTCTTGGTTGTAAGGATCTATATAGCTGTTATGCCAATTGTGCAATCCGGGATTTTGGTGTGTTGTGGTAATTTGGTTGCGGCCAATTGGCGCAAAATCAGCGTAGGTATTAAAGAATAAATGTCGTATACCACGGGCACGTAAACTCATGTGGAACTGATAAATGCGCTCATGCCATGCAAGCATTTTACGTTCACGTTCGGTATCGTCTTGATTGATAACCCACTCTTTGTATTTAGTTTGCAATTCTGGCGGTACCTGGTCCCTGCCACTTGCGTTAACTTGATAGTAGATATCCTTGTGTAGCCATTCTTCGCGTTCCCAAGTTGTCCACCCAATAAGGATAAACAGGTCTTCTATTTTAGAAGTTTCTAAAAAGATTTCTGTAGTGCGAATAATGCGGTCGTTACATCCACCACTTTCGGCTTGATTAATCCAGCCCCATCCTAATTGCTTTGCGGCCTGTGCCCCAAAGCATTCTTGTAAGTTATCTCTGTGCCCATGTCTATGTGGCGTGTTAAAGTGCTTATCGCTGTCATTTGCGAAGCTGTAAGGGTTTGCAACGTCTGCACCTGCGCTGTGACTGTCACCGTTGATGTAGAGAATCATTTTGTTTTTAGTGGTGTATCTTGTTTCACAAGTTCAATAACTACTTTTAATTGCGCTAGCACATCTTGAACAGCAGGAACACCTTGGTAAGTCCACGCATCATCTAATACGGCTTGTAGCTTCATTCGCTCTTGGAAAGCACTATCAAGTTGATACAAGAACAGTGATCCATTGCCAGTGAATCGTTGCATGTGGGCACCGGAACCCCCGGGTATATCTGACGTAATTAGTATTTCGTCGCCGGCAGAAGGAGCTTCGTTGAAGCTGACGGTATTATTAGTAGCACTATAGTCAATTCCAGGAATCAACTTTAGCCCATTTAAATGAACTCGAATCATTCTCGGTAAGCAGGATTAGGAAACTCTAGTTCAAACACATGATATGTGTTAAATGCCGCATCAGTGTCTTTAAGCAGTTCTATAGTACGATTGTGTTCTGCTTCTTGCAGAGTTGTGAACATGCCGTGCCCGATATAGTTAGCTCCGCCGGCTGGTGCGGCACCACAGCTCGAAATGTTCAAGCCGGTCTTGGTTGACATTCTAATCAACTGATAGTACTTGAGAGTTTTAGGTGGCTTGATAGCTTCCATATTTAACTCACTGAAGTTTTGCCGTTACCTAGATCTTCTTGTGTAGGAGCACGGCCACCATTAGGTTGGTTAGCGGCCCACTGTTCGTAGTTTTCGGCAATAACGTTGCGGCAGACCGTCTGGAACCAGCGGTCAACAATAATGCTTTCTTCTTCGCCGGGCTTGCTTTGATATCCTGCACGTACTAGTTGTGCAATAAACTTATCGTTCCAATCTAGTTCGAATGCACCGTTACCTATGTTGTCTGGATCTAGTTCTACGCTTACAATGCTGATGTAAGGCTCGCCTGCGGCATTAGCTAAGTCTTTGGGGTTCTTACCTTTGACAGTTAGCTTTGGCTTTGCTGGCGCCTTCTTAGCAGCCACAGGCTTTTTAGCAGGTGCCTTCTTAGCCGCTACTGTCTTTTTTTCTACAGTCTTTTTAGCAACAGGTTTCTTTGCTACTGTTTTCTTAGCTGGTGTTTTCTTAGCTACCATCTTGATTTCCTTCTAATAGATAAATTGGATCAGGGTCAACTGCACAAGTTAACGCAATTCTCGGGTATGATCCAGTTGTAGTAACATTATGTAATTCTCTTACTCGTAATACAGTAGGCTCAGATACTGTAACAGTAGATTCTAACTTGCAGTCTTCTAGATTGTGATATGTGTACTTGATGCCGTTGGGCAAAGTCTTAGTTATTGGATTCCAGTTAATTGAACTGTAGAATCTAGTTTCAGACTTTTCGCAATTGATAATAGGAATATTTATCCTAGCAGACCGGTCGGGGTATCCGGGAATAAAATCTTTATCTTGGTGTATGTCTATTTCTGGCTCATTAACTATCAAGAACGAAACACGTAACAGATTAAAACCTAATGGTTGGAAAATAGGATCGAGCGCATCGTAACATGGCTTGTGTTTTGTGCGGTCTAATATAGTCCAGAATGCCTTGCCGTGCATAATGGGGGTGTTATTCTTTACATATTTGTACACCCTATCTGCGGCCTGTTGCCACCCATCTAAATTAATCCGTGTATGATAGATCATTGTTTAAGTTTAAAGATAAGATGCTCTGCCTTATCGTGCCAGCGGTAGTCTATAATAGAATCCCCTGGCCCTGTTAGTACGCTAGTGCCTCTGTACGCAAACTCTAGCCACATAGTACGGCCGCTGAGGTAACACTTACGAGGCCACAGTAAGAATTTTAATTCCCATCCAACACATCGGCGATAAAACCAATCTTGGAAGTATAACTCAGCGGTCATTTTATCTATCATTTGCCCCAGCCGTTGCCCCACAAGTCAACGTGTAAACGCGGGCTATAGTTATAGCCTTTAGTTAATGCCCAATCAGCAACACGAACACGATTCTGTGCATAAGGAGTAACAACACCACCTTGTGGCATTACGTACACAGGGCCATTGAATCCTTGAGCACGATACTGTCCCACAGCCTTGTCTACTTCTGCAAAGTGCTGTTCTGTTTCCACAACAAACTTCAAGTAAGTAAAGCCATAGTCTTGATACATACGCACAATCTCTGGACGGATAGCTTCATCCCATGCTTCGCCACTTGCACTAAGCTTAGGGCTTACAGAGAATGTAATTTCATTGCCAGCAATCTCGCTCCAGTCTAACAAGTAATCAATAAACTTGCTTTGCAGAGTTTGGGTACCATTTGTTTCAAATGTAATGTTACGTAAGTCTGCCATGCGTGGATGCTCTAATAGCTCTTGATAAGCACGTTGCCAGCCTAGCAATGGTTCGCCACCTGTAATAACAAGATGTACATCATTGCCGTTGTCTTGTACCCACTTGTGGTTGGGAGTTAATGCCAGTATGTCTTCCACCAACTGTGAGGTTTCTTTAGTGGGAGAGAGATCCTTAAAGGCCGGGTGCCAGGAAGCGTAACTGTCACAACCGGTATTAACGAGTGGGAGTTCAAGAAAGTCTTTATACAAGTGGATGTTTTCTGCCACTTTGTCTGCTTCCGTACTCTTTTCACCTGGCGCACAACCAAAACCGGAGCAAGTAAAATTGCACCCGAATGTGCGGAGGAAAACTGACGGCACACCAACAAAGCGGCCTTCGCCCTGTGCTGAATAGAATAGTTCACTTACTTTAATTTTCATTAGTTTCTTCTTTAAAAATGTCCGACCAAACCTTTAGTTTTGCAATCTTATTATCGCTTGCACGATCAAGATCTTCCTTGCTAACTAGACCGCTAACAACACACAAGTCAATCATTGCTTGTAAGTCGCCTAGTTCTTCTGCTAAGTGTTCTCTGTTTGTTTTGGGTTTGCCTGGCTTAAAGTTATCTAAACCAAAGCGATAACACTTGCTGATAGCTTGTGTCACTTCTGCACATTCCTCTTGGGTAATAAGCAGGATTTCGTTTTCTTTTGCGTTCATAGTTTACCAATGTCTAATTACACCTGCTACAATAAACAGGTTGGTTATAATGTATGTTAGCACAATTGCCGTACGAATGCAAGCAACACGGTCAGCTTCTTTGTCCGTATTACCTGCTTTCTCACCTAAGGCCTTTGCCCATAGTCGCCATAATTTTTTCATGTACCACAGTCCATGCGCCAAGGGCATGTGCTTAATGCTAGTGTTGAGCAATCGTCTTCGCCAAAGCAAGGTGGCGGTGGCATGTCACTGCGCTTTAATCTAATTAGGGTGTGGAGTTGTCGACGCTCTTCTGAATCTCCACGCCCGTTATTAGAGTAAAATGCTTCCTCATTTAGCAAGGCTTGCATTTCAGTCATATACTCTTTCCACTCGATTACGCAAGCAGATCCTCGTTCCATTCACGATGTCCTTCGCGGTATGCCATGTTGCTTTGTGTTTCTCTAACTTCTACACGATAGCACCACAGACGTTCTGCTTCGCCTGGGCCCCACATTTCAGGAATGTAAACGCCATTAACATACTTGTAAAGCATATCAGAGAGTGCTTCGCAACCTAGTGCTGGTAACACAACAATCTTGGCCATTTTCTTCTCTTGTAACAATTTAAATGTCGCCATTTCTGGATCATCTTGTGCAACAATAAGTGTATGGTCAAATTGATCTTCTAATTGCTTTTTAAGTTCTTTAAGCCCGCCGTAGTCAGCGGCCCAGTTGCGTACATCTAGGTCATTGGTTCCAAAATAGAACTTCATGCTAAATGCGTAGCCATGAATTAGGTTACAGTGGCTATCAGCACGCCATTGTCTGTATGCAACAGGGAAGGCGTTGTGGTATTCTTTTGTGCTTGTGTACTTGTATTGTACTGTTGGTAAGGTCATGCTTTTTCTCCTATGTTAAATTTTAGCATAGGCTTGCAGAATTTGTATAGCGGGATGAATGCCAGAAAGGCCGCTGAGGTAGACAAGTATTTATGCCCACCAGTTTTCCCAAGGAAAAACACACCACTCGGGTTGTTCTGCCTTGTTAATGCTGTGTCCAACGTAGCTTACATCTTTAAATGAACTTGCTTCGTTGTTAATAAGGACTGCTACACGAACGTTAGCACCCCATACGTCTTGCCATGCTGGATCGTTGGGCAAGCAACCGCTTTGCCAGTCTTTGATAATCCAGTTAATAGTAGACCCTTGATCATTGATATCGTCGATGATTAAAATGTTGTGGCGCTTGACGATTTGTGTACCACCATCATCGTAGCCAAAGGCATCTTCTGCCATCCACAAGTTGCTTTCACTGCCATCATCTACACCATCGCGTAGGCGAACGTTAAGTGTATGCATGGGCACATTCATGTAGTGACTAAGCATTGTGGCAGGGATAAGACCACCGCGAGTTAGACCAACAATGTAGTCAGGACGCCAGTTGTCTGCAACCATCCCGCGGATAACATTGTGCAGGTACCCTTCGATATCTTGCTGTGTGTAGTAGACTTTTTTAGACATAGTGTTTCTCGTTTAGGTTGTGTTGTTGAACGTGCTCAAAGAATTTAACAATGAATACGCTTGCGGTGCTAGCATCGTCACCGTGGAAGTTTAGTCGTACTCCGCCGGATCCGTCTTGACGATAGTAGCTTTGCTTGCCTTTGCCGTACTTTACTAGTGGCTTTGTGGTTTCTCGACCTTTTCGGTCCCAATCTGATTTGTAACTAACTTCACCACCAATCATTCGGAACCACTCAACCATGTCGTCGGTGAGCTTATCTATTTCAATTGCAACAAAGTAGTTAACAGTAACGCCAGGTGGTAATGCAATCATTGGTTTATAAAATTGTTAATAGCTTTTGTTAGGTAAGGGCGGGAACCATAGAACATATGACTACCGCTTCTGCAACCGCCGCCAGTTGGGTTATCGCTAATTGATACGAATTCAATACGACTAGAAGTTCTAGACTTTGCAGTATCGAAGTTTCGCATAGCGCCATGCAATGAAGTTTCCATGCACATATCGTTTGTGTGATGCACAAATAACACAGGAACTTTAATTTCTTTAGGGATTTCTACGATGTCTCTACTGCCTGACACAATAACACCCGCAATAAGATTTTCTTGTCCTAGTTTTTGTAATCTTGAATATGTAGCAAACGCAGATACAGACCCATTGCTATGCCCGTGTATCCAGACTGGCTTGTTGTTTGTTTTTTCTTTTATTGTTTGTATTGCACTAATAACCCTATCTAGGTGGCCGGTAGTGTGTCGTGCCCCTACATTTCCCATCCCTAGTCCATAAGGACTGTTAACAGCAGCAGAGTTCCACGATGGTATATCTATCAATGCACCAACAACACCAATTTTATAAGCAGTTTCCCGTTGGGAAGCAATGCTAATGTTAAATGTACCTTCGCCTCCGGGTAAGAACAAAACCGTCCCCTTTGCGTTTTCGTTTCCCCAAAAGACAACATCGGTCTTGGCAGATGAAGAAAACCATCCCGTCTCTGGAGAGGGAATCTGTATTACTTCATCGCAAAACGCAGATGTTGTGCAAGCAAACAAAAGTGTTACAAGTAATTGTTTCATACTTTATTGTAGCACTCTTGTCTTTTAGGGTCAACGAGGGGCGAATTCCTGTTGTAGCTTAATGTTATCAAAGAACTCTTTCTTAGTACTTTGATCCGTTTGGAATGCACCCTTTAGAACCGTAGTTTGTGTGAGGCTAGAATGTGCCATAATGCCGCGATTCTCACAACATCCGTGGGTAGCTTGAATATAAACGGCAACATCTTTTGAACCAGTGGCGAATTCGATTTCACGAGCAATGTCCATACAGAGTTCTTCCTGAAGTGTTCCGCGGCGGGCACACCACTGTGCAATCCGGGTGTATTTACTAAGACCAATAAGTTTCGGACCAGCAATGATTCCGATATACGCAACGCCCGAAACAGGTTGGTGGTGATGGCTACACATGCTCTTAAGCTCGCTACGCACAACCAACATCCCTTCGTACTTGCCTTCTGTATCATTCGGAAAAGCTGTCGCATTAGGCGTAGGTTCGTATCGGCCCGCCATGATTTCGTTGTAGTACATTTTTGCAAGACGGCGAGCTGTGCCTTTTGAGTTCGGATCATTTTCTCTATCAATTAGTAGTGCGTCTAGTACACCCTCAAACGCTGTTGTGGCTTCGTCAATTAGTTGCTCTTTCATTTCTTCAGTGATGTACTCACTGACGTTATCTCCTGCCCAAAAACGTTTTCCGTCACGTTTAAATTTAAAGCGAAGGTGATCGCACGTTTTAGCTAGTCCGTAGCCGCCGTCGCCTGCCATGGCGTCTAATCCTGTTTCTTTTTTATCTGTCAATTTATTTCTCCGAGTTAATGACGTGGATGTCATTTTGTTGATTGTATAGTATTTAGACCTACATGTCAATAAATACTCAACAAATTCATCCATAAGGTTTGTCCAATGCGCCGTGCTGTTCTATGTGTAAGTAATCCACATGATTATATTCCTCGCTTAAATGAATATAGCATAATGATTCTGAATCCAAATGCAACCGAATCCCGTAACCGTTATCTACTAGAAAACTCTGATTGGAGTTTGTTGATAACTGATACAGAAGAAAAGTTCCGGGACGGTGCAGAGTATCACAATGAGCGAGTGCTATGGTACACAAGTGGCACAACAGGCGATAGTAAGTTTTGTAGTTTTAGCCAAGAACAACTAGATCATATGGCCAAAACAATTTGCGATGTTTATAAGTTGTCTCCTAATGATAGATATGTGAGTGTTATGAATTTGTGGCACGCCCATGGACAAGGATTCTATTGGGCAACACAGCTAGCAGGATGTGAAACCAACTACTTAACTGCAAAAGAACTAAGAAAACTTCCCGATTATGCTCCTACGTTTGTAACAGCTATACCCGACATACTAGGCGCAATAAGTAACATGGATCTGCAGGATTTGAGGTTCATTAGGTCTGCTAGCGCACCGTTAAGTGACAGTTTGTACAACAAATTAAAAGACAAGTATTCAGTACCTGTGATAGAAGCATTCGGCATGACAGAAGCTATGAGTCATTGTTTTACTAATCCTTTATATGGCGAGCAACGTATTGGTACAGTTGGTTTACCTAGCGGTGTTAACGCACGGGTAGTTGACAATTGTTTACACATCTGTGGCCCTACAACTAACAATCAATGGTTTGATACTGGTGACCTAGCAGAACAAGATTCTGCAGGATACTATCGCATACTTGGTCGGGCTGTAGATCAAATCAATGTACGTGGGCTAAAGTTAAATCCCGGAAGCCTAGAAAAGCAATTACTAGAAAACATACCAGGCCTAGAGCAATGTGCAGTATTTGGCAATAGCTCAGTTAATTGTGTATACGTTGGCACATGTACTGCCGATGCTATTACAGACTTCCTTAAGACTCTAGGAAACCATTGCCGCCCTGCGTTAGTAGAAGCTGTGGATGCTATCCCACTAAATGCAACGGGCAAGGTTTCTAGATCTTTGTTAAAGTCAATCTACAATACTAATTAAACGCAAGTCTGGGTACTCTACAAATACAGGTTCCTTGGGATTTTCCTTTAGACCTTCTAGTAGTGCGATACCTAACTCTGCTTCTTCAATGGTTGGTTTGTAGTGATAGCCTACTCGGAACGTTTTTTGTTCCTGCCAGGGAGCGATGTTTAAGTCACGCCCATCGTAGCGCATACGAATAATTTCATCATAGGCCTTTTTGTCGTCTAATAGAATAGCACCACCACGTCCGATATGCAATGGCTTACCGTGTCCAAAGCTTAGACATTGCATCTGGCCTTCGCGGTACATATTCTTTTCCAATCGTCTAGCACTATCCCAGATGCGGGTAAATTCAAACTTGTACTCACCTACCCAATGCTGTCTATGCTCTAAGTGATCTGGATAGTAGCTATACATAATACCTAGCTTGTGCATAGTCATTGGAACGCTCAAGTAAGTGTACGGAGTAAATGTACACGCACTGGTCTTATCGTAACGCAAGCACATCTCAATAGCGTGTGTGCAACAGTCTGTCATAATAGCATAAGGAGCACCCGTATACTCTGCTAATGCTTGTTCAAATTTTAATATTTTATCGAATGCCACTTGAATACCATTTATATGCTGAGTCAATGATTGTTTCGATATCGCTGAGTTCTGGATACCAATTTAACAAGTCGTGTGCCGAATGTGGGTCAGCAACTAGTTCGTCTGGATCACCAGCACGTCGTGGACCAAAGTTCACATGAGGCAAGCCATACCGTCCATACACATAGTCAACAATTTGCTTATTGCTTACACCTTTGTTAGATCCTAGATTGAACACTAGTGCTACCGCTGTAGTGTTAGCATCAGTAATGCTATCAACAAAATCTGCACCCTTAAGGTGCGCCATAGCAATATCCCAAACATGCACATAGTCACGAATGCAAGTTCCGTCTGGAGTATTGTAGTCGTCCCCGTTAATGGTAAATGCTCGATTTGCTAAACTAGCTTCTAGCGCACGGGCAACAATGTGTGTAGCACCGGGCTCCTGTCCTAGGTCGTAATTAAAAGGTTCTGCACCTGCGGCGTTAAAGTAACGGAAACAAATACTGTTAATGCCGTATGCTGAACAATAGTCACGTAGGATTAGTTCAGTCATGTACTTGGTATTGCCGTAAGGACTGATAGGGCCTTTGGGTGCAGTCTCAGGAATAGGTAATGCAACAGGGTTTCCGTAAACACTTGCACTACTGCTAAACATAATCACAGGCTTCTTGTCCATGCTTTTGATAACATCTAGCATAGCAATAGTCTTGATAATGTTGTTTTCGTAGTACTCTGCGGGATTGGTCATTGACGGTCCAACTAAGCTTGTACCTGCACAGTGAACAATAATATCCGGCGATAAATCAAATATTGTTGATAACGATTCTTCTGATGCAAAGTCACTAATATAATAACCGTCGATACCCTTTAGTGTGTGGTCACGTTTAACACGGTCAATAACAATAACGCGGTCTCCGCGTTGCTTAAATGCTCGTGCGACATGGCTACCAATGTAGCCACATCCACCTGTTACAATAACAGTTTTCATTATGCTTTTGCTTTAGCTTCAGCTCGTGCGTTTTTAGTTTCGGTAATTTCGTTGCGGCGAGCCTTAACTGCTTTACCTAGTTCTGCTAATGCTTTGCGAGCACGAGTGCCTGCGGCATTGTTGCCACCTTCAAACTTTGCGTTCTCTGCCAAGTATGCATCAAATAGTGGTTGTAGATCTGTCATTTTATTTTCCTTTAGTTTTACGTTTTGGTGTTGTAGGGATTTCTACACTAGCAATTGCTTCGCGAACTTCGCGTTCCAATGCTTCATCGTCCCAGATTAATTCTGTACGACCGTCTTCAAATGTCTTCACAGTTAAGTGAGTACCTTGATTAATTACAGGCCAACCGCCGCTTGGCACGTTGACTGTTTCTTTTTTCTTACGAGTTGTTGCCATGTTTACTCCGGTTTCTTTGCAAGGCCACGCCATTGGGTTACAGTTTGGTCTAAGAATACCCACTTCTTACCAGTCCATTCTGCTTTGTTAGGGAACGGCCAGTTAATAGATTCTTTAGTTAATACTTCGTAGAAGCCTTTGTATGCAGGCTTAGTATCAACTGGGAACCAATCAGTCATTTCTGGTTCTTCCACAGCAGGGACTTCGGGCATACTAGCAATTAGATCATCTAACTCTGCTCTCAGCTCTTCCTCAGTTTTAACAGGTACTCCGCCTACACTAATGTTTTCTTCGGGTTCGCCTTGGTATACAGCGCCGGTATCTTCATTAGTAAGTTCTAGTGGGCCATAGTAGTAATACTCGGTATCGTCATTACTCCAACCTAGCTCTTCTACTCCTGAATAGCTATCTTCTTCCCACGCGGCTTCAAACTTCTCAAGTTCTTCGTCTGTAACCTTATCGTTTTCCCGGGTAATCTCCAGCCAGCAACCGTCAGTCATGTCTTGCATTTCCCACGACTCGTCGTTATCAATGCAGCCTAGCTCGTAGCCGTCTTCGTTTTTTAACTCGTCATCAGTTAAGGGACGAGTATCGGATTCTACAGTAAAGTTAGCCCAACGGAACCCTTGTTCAATTGAGATAATCATGCCGTCCTTGTAGAAGAACATCTTCTCAACAGCAGACTTTTTATACTGTGGTGATAGGTTCCAAGTAGCCATGTTTACTCCGCAACGTCCATTGTGTTGTATTCTTTAATTACAGCAATAAGTTCGTCTTCTGTGGCGCACATAATTTTAGTGTTTGCCCAGTCATCTTTCTTATTGCGTCCGCCGATTTCAACCATCCAACCGTTATCGTAACGGTTAACAGTAATAGAGTCATTGACTTTTGTGAGTTTGGTGATTTTAGCCATTGTTATATTTTCCTTCATGTGTGTGTTTACGATAGTCGGTGCTCATACGCAACCATTGTTCTCCCTTGCCTTCAATGATATCGCAGATACGACCTACAGTACCATCAGTCCAATCACTGATTCGGCCCATGTTCTCGCTTGGCTTCTTCAGTAAATGTTCCAGTTTGTCTAGTGCGTCCTCTATGCTCCAAGGCGTGTAAAGACGGGTGTGATCATTTGCAAAAGTCTCAGGGAAAGATCTATAAGCAGGATATAATACATTACATCCCAAAGCGTCAGCTTCTGAAACTGTGTTGGAGACCCAATCTTGTAAAGCACAATTAAAAACAACGCGAGCATTGTTAACGATGGTGTAATAATCATTCTTCTCTAGGTCCTCGTATACAGTTAGTTTACCAGCGGCCTGCATGTCACGAGTACGTTGCATATAGCTGTCGTTGTTGCTCTTTAGTGCGGCACCTGAGCAAACACAGAACTCTACACCCGAACCTGGATGACGCTTGTGCCAAGCTTCAATAACATCCATATAGAAGTTAGGTTGCTTTTCCTGGTCCCAACGAGCAGAGAACACAACACGATGGTCACGTTCTCCAAATGGTCTAATGTAATTGTTTACACGGCTACGCACTTCGTCCTTGCCAAATGCAAGTCCAGAGATATTGTAGATTGGGGCTTCCCAGCCAGCTACTTTCATGTGCATGACCATTTCTTCATTGCTTGCTAGAACCGCGCCGCCGCTTTTGCGTACAAGTTCGCAAACCATTTGCTCGTAGAGACCCATCCACTTGGACATTCCCCATACGTGAACAAAATCATCAGGATCAATTGACTGCGCCAAACACCGTACAAAGATTCTAGGACGCATGTTCGCCGGTACTTGATCCATGATGTACGGCAAAGATTCGATGCCAGGTTGGAACATGTCTTCGAAGTAAACAACATCTTCACTTGTAACTTCTCCTTGTTGCATTAGGCGCACAAGATTCATTAGTTGGCTCATGCCAAAGTAACTGCGCCCGTGTGCGTCTAGAACTTGCCCTACAACAATCTTCTCGCCGTTTTCTAGTGTAAGACCGGGAACATAGCGCACATCGTATCCGCGTTTGTCGAATACACGCTTGTTCCATTCTGTTAATTGTAATGTGTATCGGGCTTTGTATGACTCTAAGCCCATGTAATATAATCGTCTCATTTAGGTACCTTCTTGTTACTAACGGCATTAGTTTGATGATAACCGCCATTAATTTTTTGTAGAGCATTTTGTAGCTGGTCGTGGAATGCATTAGTATGGTAAACATCTTGCATACTATACTTCTTCAAGTCGTCCCACTTATACTTTTCTTCCCTAGCATAACGGTATTCTTGACTTTGACGCAAAGCTTCTTCCATTTGATGCATACGACGATTTAGATTGTGCATGTCATCAAACAGTTGTCGCAATGGTCCACGATTACGATCATGCTTTACATCGACTTCTGACTTGGTTAGAATAACCATCATCATTAGACTACGGAGAGCGTTCACTACACGTTCGTCGTTGCTAGTTAATGCTTCGTCGAACATCTCAATGAAGCGCTCGAGATCAAAGTCTGCTTGACCTGGTTCTCGAGCGGCACCCATTAGCGGTACTTCCAGTTTGTGTTGCGATCGCGTGGCTTAAAGTCACGACGTGGCTCTTTTGGATACGGACTCCAATTGTCCTTCGGCGGCTTGCCCGCTTTAACCCGTTGCCACTCACCCCATGGTGTTTTCTCGTTGCCGAGATGGGATTCGTCAAAGACGTATCCTTGCTTTTTGCAGAATTCTAGATAATCATCTAGTTCGTCAAAAATGTTAGTAACTTCTGGCTTCATGCGAAGATACTTTCTAATCCATTCTTGTGCCATTTTATTATTTCCTTAAACGCTAATAAGTTGTGGTAGGTGGGTTTCGTATTTAATAAGTGCGCCGTTTTCACCATCTTCGGCTACTTCAATCCAAACACTACGGTCTGGATATTTTGCGGCAATCTGTAGATACAGATCATCGCTCATCATTTCACAACTCTTAAAGTCGAGTTGCAGGGTTCCGTCTCTGTACAGATTTTCCAACCAGCGTTTGAACTGGATGAATTCGACATCTCTGTCGTTGTGGAAAACGTCCAGCCATACTCTGAAATGGAAGATATGGCGGTGAGGAACACCCAGAAAACTAACATCATACTCATCACCGGTCGCCAAAGCGGGATCAGATGCCGCAGCCGGATATTTGTGAATGCCTTCTTTACGGAAGGTAACCCAGATCTTGCGCTCTGCACGATCCATGATGCGGTTAACTTTTTCTCGTTCGTCATGTGTCATAGTGGTTCATCTTTTGTGTATTTAGACCAGCCGGTAAAAGCTTTACGGTCCATTAGGTCGTGAAGGCTGTGGCACCAGACGCCGGGGTTAGTAGCCTTAAAGTCTTTGTCATCAATTTTAACAGTTGTATTGTAATTAAGCAAGTGAATGTAAGGCATTTTAACCGAAATCATCGGAATAAAATTATCATATTCACACAATACACCTTCGCCTAGACCTTCAACGCATGATACGTCAATGTCTAGTGTACACAAGTACCCTTGATCTAGATAGTGTACAATCATTTTGGTCCAGGCATCCCATACTGGGAAGTCATTGATTTCGGGATTAGGAAAACTTTGATTAGCACCAAAGTAAATGTGCTGTCCCGGAGTTTTAAGTCTAGGAGTGATTTCTTCTTTAGGTTGCACACCTACTACAAATAGAGTCTCCATACCGTATGCAGGAGTGTGTTCTACTTCTGTGCCGTAAAAGAAGTTTACATCTTCGTGTCCGGGGCGATCCATTATTCGTGTCCTGTTTCTCGCATTAGTCGTTCTAGTTTAGCAATTTCGTCTTTGAAATGCAACTTCTGTTTCTTCATTTCGTGCAATTCATTGTCGGTAAATTTACCAGTTCGCTCATGTTCTGCAATTTGTTTATCCAAAAGATGGTGTTGCTCCTCTAAATGGGCAATTCGATTTTTATAAGTCATGCGTTGTTCTCCAAATCATCTAACGCGGTTGTGTCAAGGTCTGTGTCGTCTTCTTCCTCTTCGACACTGAACAATGAATTAAACATAGTGTTCGAATTCTTGGCTTTCTTGCCCTTAAAGCCACGAGTTCCAACGATTTCCATCCAGTAGCTATCGTACTGCTCAATGATAGCTTCTGCTTCTTCACGTGTGGGTGCGGCAAAGATCCGCTCTACAATATCTTCAAAGTAATCGGCACTAGGAGCAGAGTAACGCATCATAGCAGGATGTTCGCCGGCATCAAAACGACGGTTAGCTTCTTGTACAGCAGTGATATGCATATAGACATTGTGTCCCATTAGTAATGCATACGAGAAACTATCCCAAGACGTTTTTCCCTCTTTACCAATCTTATTTAGGTCGCCGGGCTTGTAGATACAAATATCTCGCATCTGCAACATGTCGCTAATAGGCGAATCTTGCCAACGTGGATAGATACCGTCTTGTACTACACCTTGCGCCCAGGGTCTTGTGTCTGTTGCGTACTTTTTGTCGTCTGCGCTTGGTGCCATTCTGTAGCTCCACTTTTCATCGTGCGGAAAAACGTTTTCAAAATAGACTTGCCCGTTCGCCGTTGCAAGGAATGGACTAGCACAATCAAAAGAAATAGTAAAACTAGGATTGACATATTTTCTCACTGCTCGTTGAATGACAGTTAAGAGAACTGCCCACTCTAATTTACTTGTACCCAAGAAGTGCATCCAATCATGTTTGCCCTCTTGTAACAAGTTGTCATAGCGTAGTGCTACTAGACGTTTTAGAATTAAGTGTACGTCACACATGTTCTGACCTCCCATGCCCCAGCCATCAAAGTGACGATCTGGGTAAACATTAGGATCACAGAACTGTTTCATTTCTTGATACCATTCTTCAGCTGACGTGTGATTGTCACCTTGCAACACGTTTAGGAATTTAGCACCACCGTTGTCTTTGCCCTTGCGGTTCTTAATAAAGTACTCGTTGTTGAACTTGGTTGCCGCAACAGCTTCGTCTAGTGTTTTAATTTGGCAAGCATCACTGGCTTTCTTATCGTGGATAACCCAAGTAGGAATATCCAACCCCATGCCGTAGTTACTAATGCTATCTAACCACTTTAGTACAGCTTCACGTTTCTTTTGTGCTTTAGGGCAACCTGAGTTGGCTTTCCAATCGCCTTCCCACAAGCCTTTAGCAATCTGGAATCCACCAGAATCACCTAGCATGATAGTGTTAGGGTCACGCTTACGTACCATGTCTTCGCTTGGATCTTCTTTAGTTAAGTCCAAGTTAGCATGTCCACCTGAGTATAGACTCCACTTGTAAGGGAATAGTGCTTGTTGTGCATTTAGCCAGTCCATCTGGTCCATATGTGTTAGCTTAGTAGGCTGACCTTGCGGGAAACGTGCAGGATCAACATAGTCGTTGTTAACACGTTGCTTTCCGATAAAGGTAGCGTAAAAGCCGGAGATAGCAGGCAAGAATACTGCGTAGTCTTTCTGCTTGCTTGTTAAATCATCTTGACTCATTGTAAAAATCGTAGAAATGTATTTTGCGTAGTAGCTCGTAATCTTCGCTGAACCTATCAATTACTCGAGCTTTATAGTTGGGATTCTGGTCGACAATGAACTGAATCTTTGTAGCTATATTTTTTGTGTCGTAATTGTTTTCAGTTACGTTACTGTTGATTTCCTCTGGTACTTCTAGCTTAGTATTTAGAAAATTTTCTAAGTTAGTACGCAAATCGTAGTTCAACGCAAAATACGTGGTTGGTATGCTGGTGTTTAGTTGTTTAATGAATTGTACTTGCGGAGTAGTGTGATCGTCAAATACAATTTGATCGAATATAAAACGTTCGGTTAGATCGTTAAAGTCATCATTAAACGCTTCGCTACCATAACTTGGTCCTAGAATCCAGGATGCAGTATAAGTAGCCATTCCACTGACCCAACGTTCTAGTGGATCACGCAAGATTACAATATATTTTTTAATAGTTGGGTTATCGCACTTGCTGTACGTCCAACCATTGTGTACCAAGAGGTTAGTGATGTATGTGCTGGCATTCTTGGGAATGTTTAAGCAGAATACTCCCTCGGGCGAAATTAATCCGCCCTGGGGTTGATAACCTCTTGGTATTAAGTGCTCAAGCATTACTTGGTTTGAGCTGGCAAGATGTATGAATATTCAGCAAGTCCTGAATCAACAGTAATCATTGCGGCACCTTCGTCGCTAATCTTAACTGTCTTGTCGCCCGGCAATGCTAGAATAGCAATGAAAGCGTTAACTGGCCACGACCAGCTCTTTGCTAATGTGCCGCTTACAGAATCTTGGAAAACAAAGTTACCTGCGTGTGAGCTGTGATCACCGAAGAAGAACTTTAGGTTACCGTTATCTGTTTTGGCAGTAAACGTTGTTTCTTCCGAGTTCGCCATAGCTTGGAAACGCAAACGTTGAATGTTTTGATTTGTAGGCACAATGTCAACGTGCCACTTAACTGGACGCATCTTTTGATTCTTTAGCTTATCGTTAATAACGTTAGCGGTCATGAAACGATAGTCGTTCTTAAAGTCACCTGCGGCGTTTTCAAAATGGATACCATCTGGGATATCAGCGCCGTTAGCATCTTTCTTTGTGGTGATGCTGAGTTTAGCATTTTCCTTGTATTCGGGAATACCAAGGATTGTGTTTAGCTTGCCCAAGTTAGGCATACCAAATGTGCCCATAAACTCTGGAACAGGGTTTTTGAACTTGGCATCTACAACAACAGTTTTGTCTTCTGCTAGTGCGATGAGGCGAGTTTCGTTAGTGTCCCCGATGATCTTAACTAGGTCAATAAAGCCCAGTGCTTGTGTATGTTGTACGATGTCTTTTAGATAGTCTTGCATAATTACTCCTGTATTGATTGATTATAGATGATTGTATTTAGACCTGTCAAGTTAGACCTGTCCTTTTTCTTTGATAATGCCCATGGCTTGATGTCCTTTTACAGTAGTCAATTCACCGGGTTTGCGTAGTTCAACCCAACTAACAGCAGGCTCGTGGTCTTGCGTGTACACAACCTCAAATCCCATCTGTAGGCAAGCTGGTATTAGCATACTCTTTGGTATGTAACTCATAAAATAACTTTCTGCGTAGGCAGCACCTGCAGGTAAGTCACCATTGTTATAGCTAAACATAAACACGCCGCCTGGGCGCAGTAAGTTATAGATCTGCTTTAGTGTTTGCTTAACCGTATCTAAACTACGGTAATTAAAATGATTCCAAGAGAAGATAAAGTTAAACTGATTCTGTGGCAATATGCCATAGTCGCTGTCTTTGATTAAGTATTGACGTACACGTCGTTGATACTCTGGGGCATAGTCCTTAATAGCACTATCTAGGAAATCTTGGTGTGTATCGGTCATGTATAACGGATCCGATGCAACTAGATGTCGCGTCCATTCCCCGTCTCTGCAACCGATTTCCAATCCTGGATACTTCCAGCTAGCATATAGTGCAATGCGACTTTCGATTTCCTGTTGCACCTGTGCTGGAATGTACATAATACGGACTCTACGAATGTTGTCTGGATCTTCGTAGTTAAGCTCCATTTCGTAGTTATCTAAGAAGAAGTGACTGCTCTTGGAACTAATCTCCTTGTTAATCTCGTCAATGATTGTGTGTACACGATCGCTAGGCGCAGTAACAGCGTTGCGTAATTCTCTGTAGTCTTTAACTAACAAGTCCAGCATACCACTGTAGTTTTCGGCTACATTTTGATTTACTAGACTTAGGTTTAGACGTAGATTGTCAACGCTGGCTAATACAGGGTCTAGATAGAAGGCTGCTTTTAGCCTTTCTCTTAGGTCAACTAGTTCGCTTAATTTCATAGTATATTTTACTCGAACGTAAACAAACTGTCAAATGTTGATTTGGTGTCTGTGCTTTCGCTAATCTTCCAATCCAACACACCTAGCAAGTTCTCGACCTTTTGATCCACGATGCCCGACTCCATTAGGTCTTGGTCAAATGGCAGTTCCTTAAACCATTGCGGAATACGTGCTTCGTCTGTGGGGTATCCAACTGATGTGTAGCCTAGCGGATTATCCTTTAGTTTACACACAATAGTCTTCATACCGTCAACGATAGCAGCCGAATAGTTGTCCCCGTGCATACGCTTTAGGTTGTTCCAATTCATTGCGGCTCGAACGTGTCCGGGCATATTGGCTCTACCTAACCGTGCTTCTTCTGCGGTATACTTGGTCAAGTTGTTTACACGCTTAGGTGTACCCTTTTCCCACGCAGGGCGTTCTTGGAACGCAAGCTTAAACTCACGCACCTTATCGATTACTGCTTCGCGCTCTGCACCTGTTAGCACATCAAGCAAAATTTCACTTAGGAAGTCCTGCACAAACTTAGGAGTATCTGAACGCTTCAAGTCCAAACCCATGGCTTTAACTTTACCTGGCTTACCATCAGCATCAAGTCGCTTGCCTTCTAAGTCGAAAATCAGTACAGCGTAACGCTTCTTCTTAATGAATAAGCCTTTCTCTGCAATCAGTTCGCGACCGCCTTTGATAATAGCACCCATTTCACGTGGACAGTGGCAAGCACGTTCCATAAACTCTGGGAAGCTTTCATTAACCATATTAGCAATGTTATCATAGACTTGGATACAAATGTCTTTGTTCCACTCCATGCGTCCTGCTTCTACTTCTTCTTTAAGCGCCGGCCACGCACTAAAGTATACTGAGTCTGTGTCACCGTAGATAATACTTGAACCAACGTGGTCATACGAGCCTGTAATTGCCTCATTAACGGTTGCGTCCATGTGCTTGGCGATGATGCGCCCAGTAAGCGTTGTGCTCTGCCCAATACGTTGATCGAAGAAACGGCACCCTGGATTGAGGATTGCGCCGTATAAGCTATTGAGGTTAATTTTTTTGACGAGCTGGCGTTTGTCCCAGAACGCGGCATCTTCCTTAGTTTCTGCGGTCTTCTTTTTTGCTTGGAGTTCTTTTCTTTCTGCATACCACCTTTCCAACAATCCAGGAATAATACCCTTCATATCGTACTTAAAAATAGTGCCGTTAGCACTTAGAGTCCAAGGCTGATTACTTTCAAAGATAATCTTCCAGACTTCTTCTGCACTATGTACAGT